CAAAGGAGTGTGCAAGGTTTGTACTCCCCTTGGCGACCCCCACAAGACTCTATATGACCGGTTCTGTGCGGTCATGGATTCATTATATCGATCTTCGCTCTGCACACGGTACGCAGAAGGAACATATGGAGATTGCAGAACTTGTTCGTTGTATCTTTACTTGTCAGTTCCCTGCAGTATCTGAAGCACTTGGTTGGTCTCGTAAAGGATGTACAGAGTGCGTGGATGCACCCTCAATAACTATAGAATAAATATTTTTGTATATAATTGATACTAATGCCAACATATAGATTCCAAAACACAGATACGGGTGAAATTTTTGAAAAATGGATGTATATGGCAGAAAGGGAACCTTATCTTAAAGAACATCCAAATATTGTACAAATGCCAACTATTTTAAATTCTGTAAGTTCTGTTGGTGATTTTCAGAACAAAACAGATGGAGGATGGAATGAGGTACTTCACAAAGTATCTAAAGTTCCAGGAGCTACAGTAAAACCCTACAAGTAATTTAATGGCAAGAAAAAGAAGAAACAATGACAATCATCCAATTGGAGTTGGAATGACTGCCAAGCAGATGAAAAGAAGAAAACCAATTAGTTCCGATTATTTGATTGATATTGATCCTTTAACAGAAAATCAGAAAAAACTTTTTGATTCTTATTCTGAAGGAAAACATTTAGTTGCATATGGATGTGCAGGAACTGGTAAAACATTTATTACACTTTACAATGCATTAAAAGAAGTTCTTAATGAAATTACTCCTTATGAGCAAATTTATATTGTTCGTTCTTTAGTTGCAACCCGTGAGATTGGATTCCTTCCAGGAGACCATGATGATAAGTCTGCTCTTTATCAAATTCCTTATAAGAATATGGTAAAGTATATGTTCCAAATGCCCAGTGATGCTGACTTTGAAATGCTTTATGGTAATTTAAAGCAGCAAGAAACAATTAAGTTTTGGAGTACTTCTTTTCTTCGTGGATCAACTTTAGATAATTCTATTATTATTGTCGATGAATATCAAAATCTCAATTTCCACGAACTTGATTCTATAATTACTCGTGTTGGTGAAAATAGTAGAATTTGTTTTTGTGGTGATGCTTCACAATCAGATTTGGTTAAGACAAATGAAAGGACAGGCATTAGTGATTTTATGAATATCTTGAGAAAAATGCCATCATTTGATATAATTGAATTTGGTGTTGATGATATTGTCCGTTCAGGACTAGTCAAAGAATATATTATTGCAAAGATGGAAGCAGGTTTTTGATGTTTAATCACGTTGAATTGAATCTTCCTCAACTGGAGAGGGAAACTATTGAAGGAGTTCGTTATTATAAAGTTCCAACAGAGGAAGAACTTATCCGATTGGTATCTATTACCTCTGTAACTAGCCATTTCAATAAAGAAATTTTTATTAAATGGCGCAAAAAAGTTGGCAATGAGCAAGCAGAGCGTATTACAAAAGCGGCAACAAGTCGCGGAACTGATATGCATACACTTGTTGAGCAGCATCTTAAAAATGAAGAGTTACCGAAAGTTCAACCTCTTTCTGATTTTCTTTTTAAGATTGCTAAACCACAACTTGATAGAATAAATAATATTCACGCTCTTGAAGGGTCGCTATATAGTAGGCAATTAGGTATCGCTGGGACAGTAGATTGTATCGCTGAATATGACGGCGAGTTGGCAATAATTGACTTTAAGACTTCTAAAAAACCTAAACCAAGAGAGTGGATCGATCATTATTTTGTTCAATGTATGGCATATGGATGTATGCTTTATGAATTGACTGGTATTTCAGTTAAAAAACTTGTAATTATTATGGCTTGCGAAAATGGAGAATGCATTGTTTATGAAGAACGAGACAAAACAAAATACATTAAACTTCTCACAGAATACATTAGAAAGTTTGTTAGAGATAAACTTCAGGAATATGGATGATCAAGTAAAAGAAGAATTAAACACAAAATTTTTGTGTCCTCAAAAATTTGCACAAGAAATTGAAAAGATTGTAAAAGAATCTAAAATTAATTATATTGATGCAATTGTCACTTATTGTGAAGAAAATAGTATTGAGGTCGAGAATATATCAAAACTAATTTCTAAACCATTAAAAGAAAAACTAAAGCATAATGCTATAGAATTGAATTTTCTTAAAAAAACTACAAGAGCAAAATTACCTCTTTGATAAAGTGACTCCATTTGAAGTTTATAAAACATATCTTGCATTTAAAAACCATTTTTCAAAAAAGAATTACGATTATTTCAAATATTGTGGAAAGTCTAGAGCTTCTCTAGACTCTTTTCATAAGAGGACTGATAGATATTTTTTTGAAAGAACTTCTAGACAAAAAACTGATAATGAAATTAAAGCATATTTTGTAGCAAACTTTTCTTCCTGTGATGATCCACAATCACTATGGATAGGTGAAATCATCAGAAATGGTGAATCTGTATATATGGATTGGTTAAAAAAAATTCAAAGTTTATTTTATACATTTAAAACAGAAGTAGAAGTTTTTATTCAAAAAGAAAATTTTAAAAATTTATTTTCCTGCAAAAAAGGAAGACACCCAGAGATACTTAAAAAATATCTTGAGGGTGTCATTAGTTTAGAAACTATTGTAATACTCGATTTGATTTTAAATTATACATCTACATTTGATAAGCGTCTTGATGACCCTGTGTGGGAAACCGTAAGTTTAAAAATATTTAAGTATAAACCATTTCTAAATATTGATGTAGCAAAATATAAAGAAGTACTGCGGGAGATCGTATTGTGAGCTCTTTTTTTGAATCCGAACTTGTAAGGGAATCTTTATTTGAATTGGATGATCTTCAAAATCAACTTTTTATTGATGTTATGAATCTTCCTTTCCTTGATAAAGAAGGGAAAAAAGAGCATTTAGAAAGAATGAAAGAATTTCTTGAAAAACAGAAACTTTTTATATTTCGGTTATCTTTATCTGATGATCCAGAAGCAGTGGAAATGAAAGAAAAAATTATAGAGTCCGCTAAAATGTTTGGTTTAAAAGACGGACAAAATATCAATGATTTTTTCAATATTATGGAAAACAGCATAAAAAAACTTGAAGACAGCCTTGACATTTGACAAGGATTTTGCTACAATTAATACGTACCAATACGGCACACACTTTCAATACTACTAATACGGAGAATACGAATGGGATTTGCTGATCTTAAAAAGCAATCAAAGATGGGTTCACTTACCGAAAAACTCATCAAACAAGTTGAGAAACTCAACGATTCTGGTTCCAAAGATGACGACCGTTTTTGGAAACCTGTTATGGATAAGAGCGGTGTAGGTTCCGCAGTTATCCGTTTCCTCCCTGCCCCCGAAGGTTGTGAACTACCTTGGGCACAAGTATGGTCTCACGCATTCCAAGGTCCTGGTGGTTGGTTGATTGACAACTGCCTCACCTCTATCAATCAAAAGTGTCCAGTATGCGAGCACAATTCTGGTCTGTGGAATAATGGAACTGATGCTGGTAAAGAAGTTGCTCGCAAACAAAAACGCAAACTATCCTATATTTCCAACATTTATGTTGTGAAAGATCCTGCAAATCCTGAAAATGAAGGTAAGGTATTTCTCTTCAAGTACGGTAAAAAAATCTTTGATAAAATTATGGAAGCTATGCAACCAGAATTTGAAGATGAACAGGCAATTGATCCTTTTGACTTCTGGCAAGGTGCCAACTTTAAATTGAAGGCAAAGAATGTTGCTGGTTATCGTAATTATGATTCCAGCGAATTTTCCTCTGCTGGTGCTCTTCTTGATGATGATGATGCTCTTGAGGCAATCTGGAAGAAGCAGTATTCTCTTGCAGAATTTATTGCTTCTGATCAATTTAAGACTTATGATGAACTGAAGAAGCGTCTTGATTCTGTTCTTGGTGCCAAGACTTCAAATCGTATTGATGAAGAAGTTGAAGATGAGGAAGATTATCGTGGTCCTGTGAAGGAACTTGATGATGGTCTCCGTAGCGAACTGAGTAATCTGAAACCTACTCGTTCCGCTCCTGCAGAGGATGATGATGACGATGCACTCTCCTACTTCGCCCGCTTGGCAGAAGAGTAATCCTATGGTAGAATGAGGGGAGTTCAAGGGACTCCCCTTTTTTTATGAAGTCTGATTTCTATATCGATAAGATTTCTAAGAAGCAGGCAGAAGAACTTTTACTTGAGTATCATTATCTGAAAGATATCTCCAAAACTTTCAAATCGTGGTATAATTACGGATTGTTTCAAAGAAATGAGTTCTCACCACTAAATATTGGTGGATTGAAAGGAGTCTGTATCTTTACTGGACTGCCTGTTCCAGAGATAGCAAAAGGAGCATTTGGACTTGACAGAAATGAACAACAAGGACTCTTTGAACTTTCAAGACTCT